ACTACTTTATATCCGGTAGTTTCTTTTGATGGCAATGTTATATATACTACGGGGAAAGGGTATTCTGTTAATAGTATGATTAAGAGTGGTCATCAACTCACTATGACGATTAATAATAATGATAATGGATGGGGCAAGACAATAACTAACGGATCTAGGTTTACTCTAGCTAGTACATTAGACGAAAATGGGAATATTTATTCAGCCAGAACAGATGGAGCTTCTCCATATTACTATTTCCGAGGATATAATAGCCGGGATGGGAATACTAATCAGGTTTCTTCTAGTTACGCCGCAGGGGCTACGGGTGACTCTACAAAGCTCCCTTGGCGAAATACTATGGTATGGGATAAGTATAATGGAAGAACTGTATTTGTTAAGGATACCGTTAACTATTTGTTCCTAGGTGCTCCGTACATTTCTGGATCATCACTAGCAACATTTAGCGTTAGTGGATATTATTATAATTATAATAATGCGGGGTATTCATTAAATCCGGGATTTCTTATAAATGATGTAGGATATATAACTATGCCAAATGCTTACTATTTGAAGCAAGCAGGAACAGGAGGAAATGCTACAACGCCAATTTCTTCCGCTCCAACAACTACAACGCTTAATAGTATTTCTCAATACAATTATGTAAATTCTTCTGTAATTTGGAGTTATACACTAACTAACTTCAATGGATCTATACAAGGGATTATATATAACAAAACATATGATGGAGATGTTGTTTGGGATTCTAATGGCAGGATTGCTATGATTAGTGATTCAGGGGGTAAGCTTATTTTTCAAACAGATCCTATATTCCCAATTCATGACAATAATATATCTGCTAGTCCTTTATATCCACAAAACTGTTGTGTTTTACCAAATGGTAATATTATATCTGTTAAAGTTGATTATTCTGTAGCTACCTCTGCTACTGTTTATATATATTTAATTAATGGTAGTAATGGGGAAGTTATTTCTTCCACAACTACTTCCGTTACGGACAATGGCACTACAAATGTAGTAGAAAATCGCGTTCTTATTTCTAATAGTGGAGATACTACAGTTATAACAACCAATAATACTTCAATAAAAGTTACTATTAACAGCGATAATACTATAGTAACGGCACTTTGGAACAATTTAATACCTGCTTCTTACAACGGAACAGCTAGCGATATAAATGTAAAAGTAACTAGTTTGTCTTCAAATGATACTGCAATATTTGCAGGAACAGATAACGGAATGGTATTTAGATATGATTTATCCAGTTTTGGTTTTAGCTGGGTATCCAGAGGATTCACTAATTTGTCATCTAACGCAATTGTTACAGCATATGATAATTTTGTGTATGCCACCGGAACAAGTACCAGTGCTAACGTGGGAACGTATAAGATTTTAATGAATGGCAATCTATATGAATCTAGTATAAAAGCTATGAAGGTTTAGGAGGATTTTAATGGCAAAGATAGATGAAGATGCTATAGCAAACTTAAAAGCACTATTTCAAGATAGCGAGAAAGCATTAGGCTCAAATTTTTCTCAACTAATAGACTTCTTTAATGATAATAAAGTTACAGATAATGGGGATGGAACCTTCTCCGTTGGAAATACTGTTATAAATGTTAATGATATTGTTCAAGAGGCAGAAGTTCGGAGTATTATAAGCTCTCAGTTAAGTTCTAGTCCAGATATAGTAACTAAGGATCAGTTAGCTACTAAGGCGGATGATAGTAAAGTAGTTCACTTAGATGACTTACTTGGTGGTAGAAACTACTTAACCAATACAACTAAGCCAACTATGAGTAATCCGATCCAGTTTTTTGGGGAAGTAGCCAGTATCGCTGGGAATGCTGATTACTCTGCTGGAGGAGTTAAATTGACTACTGCGACTTCAGGAGAGACGTACTACCGTTTCAACGGGACCAATAGAAGAATGCCATTACAGGCAGGGCAAACATATACCCTTAGTTATACTATGTCTGGAACTGCTGGTATATACTTGGCTACTCGTATTCTTTATGCAGAGGATACCGTTCCTACATGGGAAGGTTTACCAATTTCTTACCACGCATGTACAACTAAATCCATGAATTATAAGGATACCTTTACCGTTCCAGATACTGCATTGTCATTGATTGTTTCTGTTCAGATATATGCGGATACTAGCAAAAACAGCGACAATACTGGCACAAATTACGTTGAATTTTCAAATATAATGCTGGAAAAAGGTGAAGTACAGCATGACTGGGTTCCTGCATTGGAAGACTTAGGAACCAGCGGGGATGGTGATAGTAATGTAGATCCAAGTGTAATGATTAAGAAAACACTAACGGCAGATGATGACGTATTAACATTAGACCCCGGGACTTACTATACGTGGGGATTTAAGCCTAAAAACTTTCCAGCGTTAGTATCATCATGGTCTACGGTCGTAGTAAAAGCGGTAGACAATCAACCAATAGATGGGAAAAATGTAACGATTACTGATACCAATGCTTCTCAACTAGTTAATACCTATTCAGGAAGTGATTCAACGGGTAAGTGGTCTGGTTGGCGAGTACCTAATTCAACCACAATGGCATCTAAATCAGATGTTACAACCGCCGTTAGTGCGGCTACCGCAAACATGGTTGACTCTACTAAAGCCACAAACTTCACGGCCGGATTGCAGTCAGGAGGTGTCGATGTCGCAACCGCGGCTGATATCAAAAGCGTTAAAGACAGCGCTTGGTATCAATTAGAACTACCTGATACTCAATATGCTTCCGGCATGCAATTAGTATATAAGAAGGGCAAGACAACCCCAGCTATTTCTGGAGGAGCCACCTATGATATAGTTGACTTTTATCTTAATGGAACTTTGAACCCAGTTCCTGCAACGGGTGACAGTTCTTTAGTAATTACTAAGGTCCCACTATTTGATATAAGTAGTATTCTATCAGGAATAACCGCAGTTGACGGAGAATATAAAATAACTAATTATGCGGCAATAGACACTATATTTTACGGTCAAACAGCAATTGGTGGTAGTAGAACGCAAATACCTTTAAGGTCTATGGAATTACGAGTAGATAACAATGTGATTTCCTTATATTGCCCAAATTACACATATGTTTCTACTTCATATACCTCGGGTAATAGTACTTTCTTAGTAGGAAATAATCAAAGCAATTCTGGTACTGCTTTTGTAACTACACAACCAAGTACTGCTCCAGTAGATCCAACTACTCCATAATAAGTATCTTTAAAAGAGGATAAAACCTCTTTTTTTATTTTATGCTTAATAATCCTTGACAAATATTATAATAGGTATTATGATGTGAATATATTAAAGGAGGAAGAAAAATATGAAAAAGAGCTATTTATTAACAGGAATTGCATTAAGTTTACTTGTTGCTGGAGGAGCCTCAGTATATGAATCTCCCGTTTCCTCTAATATTGTTGCTAAAGCGGATGATACACAAAAGAGTGGTAATTTACTTGGTGCGGATTCTGGAACAGGTGTGGCTGGTAATGCCCTATCAAATATTAATAACTATCCAGAATCTAATTCTGGACATGTTTACTCTCGGAATATGAAAACAATGGTATTCCATTTAGATTTAAAAGATGGATTTAATCAAGGTGGAACTATTACCTTATCACCAGACTACTCAAATAATAAAGGATCAGACGTCCCCTTAATTTTAAGCGATGCTTATTTGTATAATAAGAAGGACGGGTCTTTCCGGCAAATTATGCAAGATGAAAATATTAAGTATTCTGATTTTAATTTGAAGAAAGTTGGTAAAAGTTATACATTAGATGTTCCTGCCGATGAGAATATTAGTGATTATTCCCTCGTATTTACAATTAAACCTTTAAACTCTTTTGAAGCAGGAGATAATGAATATCAACATCCATCTTATGGTGTTAATGTGGAAGCAAAATCTACTGATGGAAAAGTTGACGGATCTGATTATACTTCAAGCAATGGAGGATGGGGTGTCCTTTGGGGACAGTATAATACAGGGGATATTAATAACGTGCTTATTAATAAGCATACAGATACTGTTCAACAAGGTGATTCCTATGACTTGGCTAGTCAAGTGACAAACACAAAGGATTATGATAGTTCTAGCTGGGTTGTTCGAGATAGTGATGGTAATAAAATTGATACTAATAATATTGGGTCATTACCATTAGGTGATTATTACGCGACTTTCTATGGTAAAAAGGGAGAAGAATGGGCATGGGATACTGTTAAAGTAACAGTAGTTAAGCCAACTCCTAAGCCAACTCCTACACCAACGCCAAATCCTTCCCCAGAAGAAACAGGTATGGTAACAATTAAGTACATGGATATTTATGGTAATAAACTATCAGCGGACAAAGTTTTGTCCGGTAAAGTTGGGGACTCCTTCTCTACTACTTCTAAGAATATCTCTGGGTATTCTTTAACTAAAACAGTCGGCATTGAAAATGGAGTTTATTCAAAAGATAATCAGACTGTATCTTATCTTTATACAAAGGAAGGAACAGATAAGGTAAAGAAGGGCCAAGCAGTATATGCCATTAACAAAATTGGTTTATATTCATCAGTAAACTTTTCTAAGAGCAACCGAAAAGTTTGGTATTATAAAGAATCTCGAACAAATCGACCGATGTTTGTAGTAACGGGATATAAAACTAATTTCAAAGGCATCCTTCGGTATCAAGTTAAAGATGTTAATCATGGATCAAAAACTTCCGGATTAACTGGTTATGTCACTGCTAATAACAAATATGTAGTGCCGGCATATTATTCAAGTTTACCAAAGAGCCGAAAAGTAGCTGTTATTAATAAGACGGGTATTAACTCTTATAAAAACTTCAACTTATCAGGTAAGGTAAGCCATTATAAGAAAGGTACTGTATTAAAAGTAGTTAAGACTAAGAAGCATAATCTAACTACTCGATATGTACTATCAGATGGTAGTTATATTACGGCTAATAAGAAGCTGATTAAAATTAAGTAATTTTTGAAAGAGGATTGACAGTCCTCTTTTTTTGTTATATACTTTAGTAAAAGGAGATGCAAATTATGGAATTAGAATATCATAATTATCGAATTACGACTGACGCTTATAATTATATTGTCAGCAAAAAGATTTTTAGTAAAAAAGCTAATGAGTATATATTTCAGTCTGCAAGTAATCGCTATTTTAATACTTTAGCCCAAGCTATTAAATACATGGCTAAGGACACGTTAAAGGATAAAAAGGATATTACAGATATTAATAAGCTTGCTACTGAAGTATCTAATATTGATACTGAGTTTGAAAACTTATATAATCATATCAAGGAGGAAGAAAATGATTAGTAATAAAATTTATTTTGAAGCAGATGGCTCGACCCTTTTACCAGAAAGAGCAACAAAGTTTTCCGCAGGGTATGATTTCTATTCTACAGAGAATAAAGTAATTCCACCTATGTTGGGATTGGATAATTTTAAGAATTTTCTAGCATCTTTATCTCAAAAAGAATTTAATGATATTGGCCCAGAGCTAACTAGTTTAAGCTCAAAATTAACAGAGCAGGGAATTAATCTATCTATGCTATACCTAGTAGCAAAGGAAGAAATTGATAAGGTTGTCCCAAAGGATTCTGTATTATCCGGATATATTAGTCGCTATTATGATGTACTTAACAAATCCGTTTCCCCAGTATTAGTAGATACTGGTGTTATGGTTCATATGCCAGAAGATATGACATTAATTATGTATAACCGATCAAGCAATCCTTCTAAA